CCAGCAGGTTTCGAAGGTGTTACTGTTAGAGACTATGATGGTGACAACGTAGATGGTGTTGCACCAAAAATAGAATATAAAACTTCTTACACTTCTACTGAGAAGAAAAGAAAATCTTATTTAGGACTTAGTAGTTCAATAGGGATTGACCAAGACTTCTTCAATTATAAAGGAGCAGATGCTTGGACTGGTAAGACTGATGGTTTCCATATGGATTCAGGTGTTACTACAACAACTATCGCTGGTGTATCTAATACATTCCAAGTAGGTTCTGCTGAGTTTAGAAATGACGCAGCATTAAGTGGTACTGACTATGAAAAACTAGATTCTAGAAAATTCACATTCGCACCATTTGGTGGTTATGATGGATGGGATATCTATAGAACACAAAGAACTAATGGAGATGCTTATAGAATAAATGGAACTAAAGCTACTTTAGGTGGTCCTAGTGGAACTGGACAATTTGAGTCTAGAGTTACTTCTACAGGTGTAGATGGATTAGATACTGACTATTACGCATACTTCGAAGGTATTAGAACTTTCGATAATCCAGAATCAACAAATATTAATATATTTGCTACTCCTGGTATTGATAGTAGAGATAATATTTCTTTATTAGAAGAAGCAATTGATATGGTAGAAGACGAAAGAGCGGATTCATTATATATCATTACAACTCCTGATACTGATAGTAGTGGTGTAGTTGCGATGACTCCAGATGAAGCTGTTGACGTAGTTGCAGATTCAGGAATTGATTCTAACTATTCAGCTACTTACTTCCCATGGTTGCAGATGCAAGACACTGAGAACAATCAATATGTTTGGTTACCACCAACTATTGAAGTTGTTAGAAACATTGCATTGACTGATAATGTTGCTTTCCCTTGGTTCGCTACAGCGGGTGTAAATAGAGGAACAACAAACGCAATCAAAGCAAGAACTAAATTAACTTTAGATCAAAGAGATACATTATACGAAGGTATGATTAACCCAATGGCAACATTCTCAAATGTAGGTGTAGTTATATGGGGTAATAAAACTTTACAAAGTAAAGAAACTGCACTTAACAGAATCAACGTTAGAAGATTATTGTTACAAGCTAGAAAACTTATTTCAGCAGTTTCTATCAGATTGTTATTTGAACAAAACGATTCAGTTGTAAGAAACCAATTCTTATCATTAGTGAATCCAATCTTAGATAACATTAGAAAGGAAAGAGGTTTAACTGACTTTAGAGTTCAACTAGACAACGATCCAGAAGCTATAGATAGAAATGAATTAAATGGTAGAATCTTTATTAAACCAACAAGATCGTTAGAGTATATCAGTGTTGAGTTCAACATTACTAACACAGGTGCTAACTTTGATAATATCTAATATTAAATTATTATGGGGGATTAGTTTCCCCCATTTTTTTAATTTAAACTATTTATAAAAAAAAATATTATGGCAATAAGATTAACAGAATCAGACTTAAATAAAATGAATCGTAGAAATAAAGCTTCTATGATTATAAAAGAAAATTGTAATAAAGTAATTAGAGAAAATAAATCTGTTAGTTACGAACAAATTTTTGAGAGTATTACTATAACAAGTAATGATTTACATTTAAGAGGTGTAAACTCAAATAAAATAAACGAAGGTATTTTTGATGCTTTAGCTGATTTTTTTTCTACTACACCAGCTGCATTTGGAGATACAATAAAAGAAAAAGTTTTTAGTTGGTTATTACCTAAAATAGGTGTTGAGGGTGAGATGTTAGAATTCTTAAAGATTTCTTTAGGTAACTTAGAATTAAAGGATTACGCATTATTTTTATCGCCAATAGATAATTGTGAAAAGATTTCAGATAAAATAACTGATGGTATTGCAGAATATACGTTAGCATTAATAGGAAAGAAATTTGCTAACTTTGGTGGTGGTATTTTTAGTGATACTATAAGGAATTCGTTAGCGGATGTTTTAGATAAATCATTTACTCAAGATTTACAAGATAAATTCGGACCAATAGTATGTAATAAAATTAGATCTGCTTTTGGTAGTGATGCTAAAGAAGAAATTGGTAAAGAGATATTAGGTGCTGCAATGTAAATATAAAAAAGATGAAAGTACAATTAACAGAATCACAGTATAATAGATTGGTAGAATTTCAAAAAAGAGCTTACTCTTTTGATTGGGATGATAACATTCTTAATATGCCAACACAAATTCACTTAGAGAAGAAAGTTGGAGATGAGTATGTTCCTGTAGACGTATCAACATCTGAGTTTGCAGAAATGAGACATTTGGTTGGAACTGAGTATAGGCTATTAAATGATAATCCTTCAGAAGCATTTGCTGATTTTAGAGATTATGACGCATTTATTAGTGATACTAAGAAAGCTATTGAAGATGGTTCATATGGACCTAGTTTCAGTAAGTTTAAGGAAGCATTAAAGTATGGTAATGACTTTTCTATCATCACAGCAAGAGGACAATCTCCAAAGGCACT